GGGCATGTGGATCGCGTTGTCGGATCCGTCTGACAAGCCTAAGCGGCGGCGTTCTGCAAGACCTTCCTGGTTGATTTCAGCCTCAATGCCTGAGAGCTTTCCGTTGCGGGCCTCATTCATGGCCTTAATGATGTTGAACTTTGCGAGGTCACGCTGCTCTGATTTAGAGAGCTTACCCTGCACAGCGGATGCGTCTACGAAATTCGCAGCACGCTCCTCATGGATTTCGTTGTTTTCCATTTCTGGGGTTTCAGATATTACAGCTTCCGGCTGTTCGGGTTCTATAGTTTCACTTATGGCTGCTTCCAAGCTGCGGAGAGCTACGGAAGTAGATGGGTTGGCTCCGCGAGGAGTCAATGAGATATCAAAGATTTCGCCTACCTCCTTGATGACACGGAGGGGCTTATCGGAGCGGACATCTTTCCACTCCTCTTTTTTAACGGTGAAAGCCCAAGAGGCCTGACTCACATCTCCACGGCTTACAAGGGTTCGCACCTCGTTGCCTGTGGAAGTATCAGGAAGCTCAAAAGCAAAGCGCAGGCCCTGATCGTCTACTTGTAGATCCAGGGTTCCCTTTCCTCGGTTACTGCGAGCCAGGACTCGGTCGTAATCGTGGTTAAATAGGGCGTGGATATCGTACTGGTCCAGGTTGTTAAAAGCTGAGGGCTCAATTTGTTCCCTAAAGCTACCCATGTCATACGGCTGAAAATTGGCTGCGTATCCTGAGATATTTCGTCCTTCTCCATCACTGGGCAGGGGCAGGCTCCGTGTTTCCTTGTTCTCCATTTGTTACATCATTTTGTGGTGACATGTGCATGGGCTTGTTATACTCATTTGCCTCTGGATCCATGATGGGATCCATCCCTTCATCCTTGCGGATGTCGTTGGCTGACATGACACCAATATTCCAATAAGATACATTTCGCTGGACCTGCGTCATGATATCTCCACGCATGAGCGCGCGCATGTCCAGGTTAAACTTGCGAGATCCAGAGAGGAGCTTATTTGTGAACTCCATCTCAATCATCTCCACCATCGGACGAATGCAATCCGTCACGAATTGAGCGTTCTGAGCTTCAATGCTGTTGGCATATCCAGCTCCTTCCATGTGGCCAATCTTGTGAGGAGGTACCTTGTAGAGTCGGCAGATCTCCTCCACGCCAAAGCGCAGTGTTTCCAGGAACTGGCTTTCACGGTTGCTCAAAGCCACAGGCTTGTATTCTGCTCCCTCCGTGAGAATGGCGGTGCCTCCAGCATTCGCTCCGGCATAACGCTCATCAAACTGCTGACCAATCTGGCGGACGCGGTCAGCATCTCTAATACTGCCCTGGATGGAGAGGATCCCTTTTGGCGTGGCTCCCCTACCGTAAAAACTGCCCAGGTGCTTTGTGGCTGAGATGCTGGTGCCGATTGTTTCCTTTGCGTAGGCAATAGGGCTGACTCCGTTGATGCCGTCAATGGTCCACAGCTTGAGGTGGATGATTTGCTCTGGCAGGAGACGCATGTTCACACCGTTATTGAGGCGAAGCTGATAGATCAGCTCTCCGCTTGTGGTGTCCACCGTCACATGGTCATTGTCAATCAGCTCCATGCCTGACAGGCTTGCTCCGTTACGCATGGGCAGCACATAGGCATTCCCGCGCAGGAGCAGGTTGGTCATCATGGCCTTTCTGAAGTCAAAGCTATTGTAATAGACATTCGGTGCCTTGCGGACAATGTCATCGATGAGACCAGGCTGAAGGATCATCCCCTCCTCTGTCTCCCGATATAGTCGGAAAGGAAGTGAGGCAATAGTGTCAGAGACAAGGGAAACACATGCGTAGACAGTCGCGACCTTGGGCGCGTTGATGTTGTTCACTGTCTCCCCTGCTGAGGTGGCTGTACCGCCAAGCAAGTTGACGAGCCAGGGGCGTGGGCTCTGTACTCCCGAAATGCTGCGGATTACGCGCTGAAAGATATTCGCCATGTATTAGACAAAGTTTACAAAAAAAAATTCATTTAAACAAAAATAATATCATCCTGATCATAGTAGCTCAATCCTGTCTGGGCGTTGTGTACGAAGCCAGCCAATGCCGTCAGGATCGCAGCTGTGCCGTCAATGCGGTCCGGGGCCTTGTCCTTGCTAAATGTCCAGTTATC